GGTATGAAAGACTACACGCTGTCGAAGATGACAACTGAGGAGTACATCCGTGATTCTCGATTCAAAGCATTTGGGTGTTGCACCCACGAGTATGGAAGTGATGACCCGATCCTGTGGATTGGAGAACGCGACCTACCTGAATACTTTGCTTCAATCGACTGGTCAACCACCGCAGTGCTTGCCCACAACGCACAGTTCGATGTTTCAATACTATCGTGGCGGTACGGAGTTACCCCCGCGTTCATCTTCGACTCGCTATCAATGGCACGCGCTTTACGAGGCGTGGAGGCTGGCAATAGTCTCGCCAAACTTGCGGCAGATTTTGGTCTTCCCGCCAAAGGGCAAGCCGTACATTCGACAGACGGTCTGTCCGAGTTGGACGAGGTCGTGGAATCTGAACTGGCCGAGTATTGCAAACACGACGTATATCTATGCGAGCGGGTTTTTGAACGACTGGTCAGCGGATACCCCCCGTCGGAGTTGCGCCTCATCGACATGACCTTGAAGATGTACACGCAGGCGTGTCTGGAGTTGGATCAGGAAATGCTGATTGTTGCGTTGGATGATGAAAGGACAAAGCGAGATGGACTACTCAAACAGTTGGGCGTGGACGAGTCTTCGCTGGCGTCGAATCAACAGTTTGCAAACATACTTCAGAGCATGGGGGTTACTCCCCCTTACAAGACCAGCAAAACAACCGGTAAACAAACGCTGGCGCTTGCCAAAAATGATGCCCTTTTTCAAGCGTTACTCAACGGTGAGCGAGAAGATGTTGCCCTCCTTTGCGAGGCACGCCTTAAAGTTAAGTCAACAACCGAGCGCACACGCGCCCAACGGTTCCTTGACATTTCGGAACGTGGAGCACTTCCGGTTCCTCTTAGTTATTACGGCGCTCTCTCAGGACGATGGACAGCGGCCAAAGGGTCAGCCATCAACATGCAAAACCTCAAGCGCGGGTCATTCCTGCGCAAAGCAATTATGGCTCCCGATGGGCACCAACTCGTCGTTGGCGATCTATCGCAGATTGAGCCGCGAGTTCTCGCGTGGTTTGCAGATTACCAAGACCTCCTCGACATCTTCCGCTCTGGCGCTGACGCTTATGCCGCGTTCGGTGCGCAGATGTTCAACATCCCCGGCCTCACAAAAGACACCCACCCAGACCTTCGCCAGTCAGCCAAGTCGGCTTTGCTCGGGTGTGGCTACGGGTTGGGATGGGCGTCCTTTGCCGCCCAGTTGCTGGTGGGTTTCCTTGGCGCACCGCCGGTTCTTTATACAAAAGACTTTGCCAAGAAACTGGGCGTGACCTCCGACTACATCGACCGCTTCCTGTCGTGGGACGAGAATGTAAAGAAACTCGAAGCCATTCCCCACACCTGTACCGACCGGGAACTATTGATCCACGCTATCGCCGCCAAGAAGATCATAGACATTTACCGCATGACTTCGCATCCCGTGGTGTCGTTCTGGGACATGTGCGGGCGGGCGCTGGAGACATGCCTTGCGGGGGGCGACGAGTTGGTGTATAAATGTATCACCTTCAAAAAGGAGGAGATCGTATTGCCCAATGGCATGTCGATCCGGTACCCCAATCTGCGCAAAGAAAAGGACGGTTGGGTCTACGGCGTGGAGGGCGCAACGCCCACCAAACTCTACGCTGGTAAGATCACCAACAACATCGTTCAGGCAGTTGCTCGGATTGTGATGACCGATGGTATGTTGCGTGTGAACAAACGTTATTTCGTGGCTGGCACAGTCCACGACGAGTTGATCGCAGTCGTTCCAAACGACGAAGTTGAAGAAGCAAAAGTGTGGGTATGGGAACAGATGGTTCAGGAGCCGAAGTATTTGCCGGGGATACCGCTCAACTCAGAAGTTGGCGCTCACCGACGCTACGGCTTGGCCAAAAATTGAAAGGAGAAAGCAAATGAAGACACTAAAACTGCCAAAGAAAATACGGGTTGGCACCCGATGGTACAGCGTGGATGTGGTCGAGTCCATGAAGAACCGAAGCGAGATGGGGCGCGTCTACTACGACGAGCAACGCATCGAGTTGGCCAAGCGGTCGCACCATGGTGTGCCGTTTCGCTTGTCGGCACTGGAGGAAACCTTCTGGCACGAGTTGACCCATGCCATACTGCACAGTATGGGCGAACACCAACTCAACAACCGTGAGTCGTTCGTCGAAGAGTTTGCCAGCCGCCTGTCAGCGGCGATCCGAACAGCGAGGTTTTGAATGATCAATGAAGTAATCATTGTCAACGGTGTGCCCACGTTTGTCCGCTTTCGGGCGGTGGCCGTTGAGAACTACGGCAGTGAGGGGTGCATGCCCATACACGCCGGTGACTGCCCGTATCGCAAAGAAATATCTTGCGTCAGCGGTTCAGGCGGTTCGTTATGCGGTGGCTACTTTGGCCACGCCGGTGAGTATGTGGTGAAGTGCAGTGAGGAACTGAAATGAAAAATGTCACATGGTCGCACAGCGCACTCAAAGACTATGAGGGCTGTCCCCGTCGGTACTACGAAGTCAAGGTGCTCAAGAACCACCCGTTCACCGACACCGAGGCGACCATCTACGGCAAGGAACTGCACACGGCGGCAGAGGACTACATCAAGGACGAGACGCCACTGCCCCCGCAGTTTGCCTTTCTCCAAGACACCCTCGACGCATTGAAGGCCAAGCCCGGACGCAAACTCTGCGAGTACAAGATGGGCGTGACCAAAGACCTGAAGCCCTGTGGGTTCCTCGACAAAGATGTGTGGGTGCGCGGCATCGCTGACTTGCTCATCATTGACGACGATAACCTGACGGCCAAAGTCGTGGACTACAAGTCAGGCAACAACAAGTACCCCGACCGAGAGCAGTTGAAACTCATGGCACTGATGGTGTTTGCGCACTTCCCGCACATCCGTCGGGTGTCTGGTGCTCTGCTCTTCGTGGTCAAGAACGACATCGCCAAAGCCAGTTTCATGGTGGGCGAAGCCGAAGAGTATTGGTGGGACTATCGGGAGCGCGTTGCCCGCATCGAACAAGCGCATGAGACTGGGGTGTGGAACCCCAAGCCGACACCACTGTGCGGGTGGTGCCCGGTCAAGACCTGTGAACATCACAAACCGAGAAGGAACTAATCATGGCAACCAGAGACTGGAAGCACGAGTATCAACTTCAAAAGAAGCGCGGCGAGGACAAAGACCAGATCGAGCGCCAGAAGGCACGCCGTGCTTATGACAAAAAGGGCATCGACCGCAAGGGCAAAGACATCGACCATGTAGTGCCCATGCGCAAAGGCGGCAAGTCAACGCCGGGTAACACCCGTTTGCGTTCTCGTTCATCCAACAGAGGAGACAACAAATGACATTTGAAGAATGGTGGGGCACCATCAGCGATGCCGAGCAAAAACTAATCGGCATCAACAACGCAAGGTTTGTTTGGGAGGAAGCGCAGAAGAACCGAGTCAACATACTGGCGCTTCCTACCTTCACCATGGCACGGTTTGGCGACCGTATCACCATCATGTCACACCACGGAGAAGGCGGCGATTTTGATCTGCAAAAGTTCGATAGCGCAGTGGGTAAGTTCTTCGCAGAAAACTTTTAAAACACAGGAGAAAGCATTTTGGAAATCCTTGAAGACAAGGCGGTTGTCTTTCGCACACGCAACCCCGACAAGTACAGCATCATCCCTAAGCACAAGATCATTGAGCAAGAAGGCGACACCTATAAGATCGCCGTGTACTGGGGCTTAGATGAAGCGAGAGTGCTTCGCAACCTCGGCGTTAAGGATGTGCCCTCGCCCATCACACGCCGCTACAACTGGCCGGGGCGCTACAAGCCCATGGCTCACCAAGTCGATACTGCCGCCTTCCTCACGCTCAACAAGCGTGCCTTCGTCTTTAACGACCCCGGCACTGGCAAGACACTATCGGCGCTGTGGGCGGCTGACTACTTGATGACTCGTGGTCTGGTGCGCCGTGTGCTCATCCTGTGCCCGCTGTCGATCATGCACTCGGCGTGGATGTCTGACTTGAACAACTCCATCATCCACCGCTCGGCCATCGTCGCACACCACCCGCAAGCCGCCAAACGCATCGAGATGATTCAGTCTGACTACGAGTTCGTGGTGTGCAACTACGAAGGGTTGAACTTGATCGCAGACGAGATCAAGAATGACGGGCGCTTTGATCTGGTGATCATTGATGAGGCTAACGCTTACAAGACCGCCACCACCAAGCGATGGAAGACGCTGAAGGCAATTATCGGTGCCAACACATACCTCTGGATGATGACGGGCACCCCCGCATCGCAGTCACCTGCCGATGCGTTTGGCTTGGCCAAACTTGTTAACCCCGATGGTGTACCGAAGTTCTTCACCGCATGGCGCGATCAGGTCATGTACAAGGCCACCATGTTCAAGTGGATGCCAAAGAAGGATGCGCGTGAGCAGGTGTTCAACGCCTTGCAACCCGCCATCAGGTTCACCAAAGAGCAGTGCTTGGACTTGCCGCCAGTCATGACGCTGACCCGCGAGATACCGCTGACACCGCAACAGAACAAGTACTACACCCTGCTCAAAGAGCAGATGCTGGTGAGCGCCGCAGGGACAACCATCACAGCGGTCAACGCCGCTACTGTGGTGAGCAAACTCTTGCAGATCAGTTGTGGTGCCGCCTACAACGACGACAAGGAAGTGGTCGAGTTCGATGCCAGCCCACGCTTGAATGTGCTGGAGGAAATTCTTGAAGAGACTGAGCGCAAGGTCATCATCTTTGCCATGTTCCGCTCAAGCATCGACACCATTCATGCGCACCTGATCAAGCGTGGCATTACTGCCGAGGTCATCCACGGCGCTGTGAGCGCAACCAAACGCGCTGACATCATCCAGCGATTCCAGAACACGCCAGACCCACGCATACTGGTGATGCAACCGCAAGCCACTGCACACGGGATTACCCTAACCGCCGCTGACACGGTGGTGTTCTACGGCCCGCTGATGTCTGTTGAGCAGTACATCCAATGTATTGCACGCGCTGACCGCAAGGGGCAGAACAGTGACAAAGTGACTGTGGTGCATATCCAGAGTTCTCCAATTGAACGCAAAATGTTTAAGGCGCTGACGGCCAAGGTCGATGACAACGATCTTCTGACAGCAATGTTTGAGGCTGAAATAAATTCTTGAAAGGGGGTTGCAGAGATTTATTTTTCGGGTAGACTGTCTAACTCTAGACAAACACAACAGGAGAAAGCAAATGGAAGATACTGAAGTTGAGGCGATACCAATTGATCGCCTCGTCAAAATCCACACCAAGATCAAATCGCAGATCGAGGCGCTGACCAAAGAGTACGACACGAAAGTGGAAGCACTCAAGGCACAGCAAGACGAGGTGCGGTTTGCCATCAAGGATCAGATGAAAGCCTTGGGGCTGAAGTCTGTGAACACATCTTACGGAACGGTCTCATTGATGACCAAGACGCGCTACAACACGAACGACTGGGACTCGTTCAAGAAGTTTATTCTTGAACATGAGGTCGTCGATTTGCTGGAGAAGCGCATCAGCCAGTCAAACATGGCGACCTTTCTGGAAGAGAACCCCGGCGCAGTCCCGCCGGGACTGAACTCGCACACCGAGTTCGACATTCGTGTAACCAAGTCAAAGTGAGTTTAACCATGAGCAATATCACGCTTTTTTCGTCATCCAATGTTCCCGCCTTCGCTCGTAACAACGAGTTGTCTGATACCGCCAAAGCCCTGACCGGCGGCGGTACTGGTTCTTCGGTCAAGCGCATCTCTATCAAAGGCGGGGTCTTCCGACTCGTCGCTGGCGGCAAAGAGATTGCCTCGATTGATGACCGCCATCTTGATGTCGTCATCGTCAAAGCCGCGCCCAAAGTCAGCCGTATCTTCTATGAAGGTGCCTACGACCCCGAGCGCATCAGCGGCCCCGACTGCTGGAGCAACGACGGTGAGAGGCCCGATGCTTCCATCAAGACACCCCAACACAAAACCTGCATGGGTTGCCCCCAGAACGAAGCAGGCTCGGGCAACGGCAACAGCCGTGCCTGCCGCTTCCAACAGCGCCTTGCTGTGGCTCTGGCCAACAACCTCGAAGGTGATGTGTTGCAACTGACACTCCCTGCCACGAGCATCTTCGGGAAAGAAGATGGCGACAAGCGCCCCTTGCAAGCCTATGCCCGCTTCCTTGCGGTGCAGACCCCGCCTGTCAACCCCGAGCAGATCATCACCCGCATGAAGTTCGACACGAAGGCCGAAGCGCCCAAACTGTTCTTCACGCCCGTGCGCTGGTTGGAAGAAGACGAGTACGACATTGTTCAGAAGCAAGCCGACAGCGAAGATGCCAAGCGTGCCGTGACCATGACGGTTGCGCAAGCCGATGGTGTCAAGCCCAAGGCTGAACTGGCGATTCCGGGCAAGCCCACCAAGGCCGCGCCCAAGGTCGAGGCTGAAGAAGAGGACGAGGCCCCGCCGCCTCCCAAGGCCAAGGCGAAAGCCAAGGTCGAGGCTGAGGACGATGGCGGTGAACCCGAGGTGCGCAAGGGTGGTGAGAAGCCCAACGCCGTACCTACCAAGAAGTCAAAGTTGGCCGACATCGTGGCTGACTGGGACGACGAGTCTTAAGGAGAATCGGGGGGAAAGCGGTAAGCCGTAGAGGCGTCTGTGACGCCGTGAGTACCCCCACCCAAAACAACCATGGCTTATTCACAAAAAACAATTGACGCCGTGCTGGCCGCACCTAAGACCCCGGGCAACCAGTTGGGTCGATGGGCGATCCATCTCGACTTTCCTGTCACCAAGATTGCCAAGGCGCTTGGTGTCACCCGCCAGACCGTGTACAACTGGTTTGTTGGCAAAGATGTCTTTGTCGCCTACCAGAACCGTGTCGACCTGCTGTTGTTGATCATGAAGTCCTCGCGCACCGCCGACGAGGCATGGAGAAAAATATGTCACGAGTACAATTTGCCCACCTGACAGATGAAGAGTTGATCCGTCAAGCCTACATTGAGCACGACAACCCGCTGGTGCTGGAGTTGTGCAGTCGCATCGCCAAACTGATTGACGAAAACGCCGAACTCAAAGGCACAATCACCGACCTCTCCGAGCACATCCCCCACTGACCCGAAGGACAACCATGACACCGCTTGAGTTTCTAGCGGAGGTTTTGCCGTCGCCGGGTAATGGATACTACTGCGCGGTCGAACTGACAACAAAGAAAAAACAACACGTCTTTGGGGAAACCCTTGAGGAGATCATGCCCACCGTTGAGAAGTGGGCGGCAAAAAACTACGACACATACTTCGCACTGGGCACATTCGGCACCAACAAAGACCGAACCAAACCCAACATGCACGCCAGCCAAGTGCTGGCGGTAGACCTTGACTGCAACCACCCCAAGGACATCCCCAACGAAGAAGGTGAGATCAAGGCCAAGTCGTACCCGAGTGCCAAGGCGGCGATGCACGCTCTTGTAAAGTTTTGTGAAGACACCGGGCTATCTGCCCTTGGCGACCCGTGGCTCGTTCACTCTGGCGGTGGGGTGCATGCCTACTGGCCGCTGGATCAGATGCTGTTCAAGGAAGACTGGTACCCGCTGGCGCAACGCTTCAAAGAGATGTGCTTTGCCAAGGGCCTGAAGATCGATGCCGCCGTGACGGGCGATGCGTCTCGGGTTCTGCGGGTGTTCGACTCGACCAATACCGGCATCAAGAACGGCAAGGCTGTGCGCGAGGCAACCCGTGTCAGGTTCATGTCAGCGGGGGATCGCTTCGCCGTGGACGACATCGATGCTGTCTTGACCGCACAGGGATTCGGTAAAGAGTTTGTAAAGAAGCCCCCCTCTTCGTCCTTGGCTCTGGCCGGGGTGCGGCCAACTAGTGTCACTTCTCTTTCTCCCACGGCGCAGGCCATCATCGGCAACAGCGTGACCAAGTTCAAACCAATCGTCATGCGAACCAAAAAAGGCAACGGTTGCGGACAACTGGCATACTACGCCGAGAACGCATCCGATGATGGGATGGAGCCGCTGTGGCGTGGCTTGCTGAGTTGGACAAAGGTGTGCGAAGACGGCGAGAAAGCCGCCATCTGGCTCAGTGACATGCACCCGTACAGCCATGATCGGATGTATCAGAAACTGCACGAGATCAAGGGGCCGTATTCATGCGAGGCGATGAACGATGCAAACCCGGGAGTGTGTGGCAACTGCCCTCACCGTGGGAAGATCACCAACCCACTGCTCTGGGGACGGGAGTTGGCGGCAGTCACGCAGGAAGTGGAGATCGAAGTCCAAGCCCCACAGAGCGCCCAGCCCCACAAGATGTTGCGCCCCGAACCCCCCAAAGGTTTCGCATACGGGCGTCAAGGTGGAGTATTCATTGAGAAGGACACCACCGACGATCAGGGCAACTCGGTCAAACAGCACCTGATGCTGTTGGCATACGACCTCTTCCCAGTCGAGATTCTCAGCAACGCCGGAACCCACGAAGTCCACATGCTGGCCGTGCGTGGCAAGCAAGTCCAAGAAGTTCTGCTCCCCCAAAAGTGCGTGGCCAGCAAGGACGAGACGATCAAATATCTGGCCAGCCAAAACATCATGGCCGCGTTTGGTGCCGGTAATGACAACAACCTGTACGCCTATGTCCGCGCCAGCATCGAGAAACTGAGCATCGAGAAGAACCCCATCAAAATCCCCTCATCCTACGGCTGGCAAGACGACGATTCGTTCGTGTTTGCTGGATGTATATACAGCCCCAAAGCCGACCCAGTGGTGGTGCCGATGCCCGGGCTTGAGAACATCGTGGCCAACACCAAGCCCACAGGCGATCTGGACGCATGGCGCAGGGTCATCCAGATGATGATCAGGCGCAAGATGTGGAAGCACTTGACCGTTCTGCTGGCCGGTGCCGCCGCACCGCTCATGCGCTTCACTGGCCTCTTTGGTGTTACTATGCACGCCACATCGGCGGAGTCGGGTACGGGTAAATCCCTAGCCTTGGATGCCGCCGCCTCGATCTGGGGGCACCCGATCCACTACCGCACAGGGTCTGGCACATCGGCGGTGGCCATGCAACAGAGGTTAGGGTTACTACGTAGTATGCCCCTGATCACGGACGAGATCACCACCAACAACCGCACAGACTTCGAGTGGTTCCCCGCCTTTTTGTTCAGCATGTCCGAGGGGCGCGGCAAGGAGCGCATGGAGTCGGGCACCAACCGCGAACGCCTGAACCTCTCCACATGGGCATCGTTTGCCCTAATGTCGTCCAACCGCCCTGCCGTTGACTATATGACCAGCACCCGTCTGCACTCATCCGAGGGTGAACTGCGCCGCCTGATCGAGATGGCGATGGACGAGAAACTGGAGTGGGACGCTGACGAGATCGAGATCATCAAGTCTTTGCAGAATAACTACGCCGTGGCTGGCGATGTGCTGGTGCAGTACATGGTGGACAACATCGACCTGTTGCGCGGCCTTGTGCCCAAGACTGTAGCGCAGATGTACACCGAGTTCAAAGCGCCCAATGACGAGCGGTTCTGGATGGTTGGGGCTGGCACGATCATCGCCGCTGGCATCCTCTTCAACAGCCAGCACTCGGGGCTGGTGGACATCCCGCTCAAGGAAGTCATCGAGGTTCTGCGGGGGATTTTTGTCAGCCAGCGTGCCAGCATCGTGAGCGGCAAGCGCACGGCAGAAGATGTCCTGAACGCCTACATCCAAGAGTACCAAGGCAAACTGGTCGTGGTGCGCTACGGCGAGTCGGCAGGTGTCGGGGCGGCGTTCAGCGACGGGTCGCTGGTGGGCAAGAACACCACCAAGTCTGAAGTCATGGGGCGGGTGGAGCACGGCGTAGTAGTCGGCCAGATCGACTTCTACATCGAGGAGCGGTTGCTCAGGTCGTACTGCTCGACCATGAGTTTCAGTTACGCCACCTTCACCAAGCAGATTTCAGAGATGTTTGCCGTGTCCCACATCCAGCGCAAAGATATGCTGGCCAAGACCGATGGCCCACCCATGCGGGTGTCAGCCATCAAGATCAGCCGACGAGTCAGCGAGATGGACGATGCCATCCTACAGCCGATTATTCCCGTGGCAATCCGTCAGTAAAGGGCAGGGGTTCTTTGTCCCCTGTCTGGACACGGAGGCGGTGCGAAAAGCAGGGCTTGCCCAAGCCCTGCGCCATCGCATATTCAACGCCAAGACCAAGGTCGGTATTAAAAACGGCCTTATGGGCGTGTGGTTCTACCGATCATAGGGAAAACGACAGGCTCACGGTCTGGTCTGCCACGTCCCTGAGTTCTTTGGCGACGGCGATCTTCAACCGTCTGATCTCGTCCAACTGCTTGCGCTTCTCCTCGCCCGTCATGTCTGATGCTTGGATGGCACGTTCTGCCTGAATCAACTGATTCATGTTGGCTTTGAACTCTTTGGCAAGTTCGGCTTGGAAGAAGTCGTTGCCACGACGTTGAAGCAGGGCTTCTGCCTCTGCCGTGCGCCCTTCCGTCACCAGTTTTTCGTAGGTCTTCTCGACCTTCTGGGCGTCGTTCATGCGCTCGTACATGCTGTTGACGATGCCGCCAGCGTCGTTGGGTTGGAACGCACCGCCTACAACTGGATAGTCTGACAGGCGCTTGACGGCTTTCTCGGGCGACTCGCCGGGGGGCACGCCCACACTCAGCGCGTGCAGGAAGGCCAGACCCATGGTGCCTGTGTAGCCGCGCACAAACTGCTCAACCATGATTGGGGATGCACCCGTCAGTTTGCCGAAAGCCTTGGCAATCTCCGAGGTGTTGGCGCGGAACTGTTCTTCGGGCAACAACTCTTTCTCGCGTGCCGACAGGATGTCACGCCCTGTGTAGAACGACTTGCCCAGCCCCACCTCAATGGCGGGTTTCATGGCTTGCGGGATGCCGTAACTGGAGCCGCCGGGAATGGTTTGAAGAATGATCTGCTTGAACGCTTTGACCGCTTCTTCGCCGCCGTGCTCAGTGAGCATACTGTTCACAAGGGCTTCAGGCAACGCTTTGAAAATGTAGCCGATTTCAAACGGGACAGGCACACGGACAGGCTCGTCAACGCCGGGCAAACGCACAAACCAGTTGCCGTACTTCTGATCAGGCTCGGCGTTCTCATACGCCTCGTCGTCCTGCATTAGCAAGGCGTAGACTACGGACGCGGCGGCCATCATGCCACCGCGCTCAAGCATCTTCTTGCGAATCTTCAGTTTGTCGTTGAACGGCATCTTGCCAAACATGGCTTTGTATAGCACGTTCAAACCCTGAATCTGGGCGTTGAAGAACGGGATCAAGGCGTTGGCAATGTGGATGCTGGGGGACGCACCGCGCTTGTTGAAGTTCATAGACTCCAGCGCCATCAGCGTAGCCTCCATCTCGGACAGACCTTGGTTGATGTAACTGTTGTACTGGGC